AAAACAAAAAGAACAACAAGAATCTTAAAATAAATTATTAAATTAAATTAAAATGGATATTTCGCAAAAAATATTAAGTGACATTACTGTCTTTATGAAATACGCTAAGTTTCAACCCGAAAAGAACCGGAGAGAGACTTGGGAAGAGTTGGTGACTCGTAACAAAGAGATGCACCAACGTAAGTACCCCCACATTAAAGATGAGATTGAGGAGGTATATAAAATGGTATACGACAAGAAAGTATTACCATCAATGAGATCATTACAATTTGGAGGTAAACCAATTGAGATTTCACCAAACAGAGTTTACAACTGCGCATATATGCCAATTGACCACGTTGACTCATTCTCTGAAACAATGTTTTTACTTTTAGGTGGAACAGGTGTTGGATACTCAGTTCAAAAACATCACGTTGAAAAATTACCTGATGTTAAAAAACCAAATCCTGATAGAACAAGAAGATACCTAATTGGTGATTCTATTGAAGGATGGGCAGATGCCATTAAAGTATTGATGGAATCATATTTAGGTTACAAATCGTCAACACCTGTATTTGACTTTTCAGATATCAGACAAAAAGGTGCGATGCTTGTAACATCAGGAGGAAAGGCACCAGGACCTCAACCATTAAAAGATTGTATTCACCACATAACAAAAGTGTTGGATAACAAAAAAGATGGTGAAAAATTAACACCGATCGAAACTCACGATATTGTATGTCATATTGCAGATGCAGTACTTGCAGGTGGTATTAGAAGAGCAGCACTTATCTCATTATTCTCGGCTGATGATGAAGAAATGATTTCTTGTAAATCAGGAAGTTGGTGGGAACAAAACGCACAAAGAGGTAGAGCAAATAACTCAGCAGTACTTCTTCGTCACAAAATTACAAAAGAATTCTTTATGGATTTATGGAAACGTATTGAGTTATCAGGAGCAGGAGAACCAGGAATCTACTTATCTAACGATAAAGATTGGGGAACTAATCCATGTTGTGAAATCGCACTACGACCTTTTCAATTCTGTAACTTATGTGAAGTAAATGCGTCTGATATTGAATCACAAGAGGACTTCGATAAAAGAGTTAGAGCGGCGGCGTTCATTGGAACATTACAAGCCGGATACACTGACTTTCATTACCTAAGAGATATTTGGAAAAGAACGACTGAAAAAGATGCACTTATTGGTGTTGGGATGACAGGTATTGGTTCAGGGGTTGTTTTAGGGTATGATATGAAAAAAGCCGCTAAGGCGGTTAAAGAAGAAAACGAAAGAGTTGCAACACTTATTGGGATTAATAAATCAGCAAGAACGACAACTGTTAAGCCATCAGGTACCTCATCATTGGTATTAGGAACATCATCAGGTATTCACGCTTGGCATAATGATTATTACCTAAGAAGGATCCGTGTTGGTAAAAACGAATCAATCTATTCATACTTGGCTATTAACCACCCTGAATTGATTGAAGATGAGTTTTTCCGTCCTCACGATACTGCAGTTATTGGTATACCACAAAAAGCACCCGAAGGAGCAATTATAAGACACGAGTCTGTATTCCAAATGTTAGAAAGAGTTAAAAAAGTATCTCAAGAATGGATTAAACCTGGACATAGAAACGGACAAAATTCTCACAACGTATCTGCAACCGTTTCAATTAAAGAAGATGAGTGGGACTTGGTAGGTGAATGGATGTGGAATAACAGAGATTTTTATAATGGACTTTCTGTATTACCATACAACGGAGGTTCGTATACCCAGGCCCCGTTTTCCGATTGTACAAAAGAAGAATACGAAAACTTAGTAAAAACATTAACTAATATTGATCTTACTAAAGTAATTGAGTTACAAGATAACACCGACCTACGAGGAGAATTGGCTTGTGCGAACGGATCTTGCGAGATAATTTAACATTAGAAAAGTAAGGAATTTATTAAAAGTTCCTTACTTTTTTTATTTCACAATATATTTATATATAATAACAAATACTTGTGAAATATGAAAAAAATTGAAATGATTGGTAAAGTTTTTGGAAAACTTAAAGTAGTTGAAGAACTAAAAAAGAATAAAAATGGACACATAAGATATGGATGTGAATGTGAATGTGGTAATATAACAGAAGTTTTTGGGACTCACCTACGTAGCGGTAGTATAATTTCTTGTGGTTGTAAAAATAGAATAAATAAAGAGGGAGGTATTAATGGTGATTTATGGTATAACATAACTAATTATAAAACATCTAAAAGAGCAAACAGAAGAAATTTAGATTTTAATTTAACCAAAGAATATATTTATGACTTATTTAAAAAACAAAGTGGTAAATGTAATTTATCTGGAATTAATATCAAATTACCTATTAGTTGGAATGATAAATCATATACTGCATCATTAGATAGAATAGATAGTAAAAATGGTTATGTTATTGGAAATGTACAATGGGTTCATAAACACATAAATGTAATGAAAAATATTTTCAATCAAGATATGTTTATTTTTCTATGTAATCAAGTAACAAAAAATAACAAATTAGTTGATTTTGATATTAAAAAAATTGATGAATTTAAATGGGGTTTAAATACAAAATATTATGAAAGCACAATGGGGAAATAATATAACGCTAACATACCAAGTATTGTTGGCGTTTTATAATCAAAGAAAAACTAACTAAAATGAATGTAGGAGCATCTAAAGATTGGATACAACAACAATACGTTAGAGAGTTTGGGCCAAAACTACAATCAAACGAGTACTATTACGATAAAGAAGGTAGAATGGTTATGACTGAAGAATATCATACACGTAGAGGTAGTTGTTGTGGTAACGGATGTTTAAAATGTCCGTACGAACCCATACACGAAAAAGGAAATAAAGTTTTACAAGAATCCCGACATTAAGTTGGGATTTTTTTTTACAGTATATTTATATATAAAATATTATAATGAGAAAAATTATTAAACTCACAGAGGATGATTTAACAACAATTATTAAAAGAGTCTTAAAAGAAGGTCCTTTTGAAGAAATAGGGAGGTTAGGGTCTGAAGCCGCTAAGAAAATCGCTGACCAACTAACTAAAAGTGTACAACAAAAAAAAGACGGTCCAATTAATACCAGTAAATCAACATACGATAAAAGTACTGACGTAATCAATAAAGACTTACCTGAGTTTACAATAACAGCAAAAAAACCACAAACAGTAAGTGGAGGATCATATATATTAGACATGAATAACCCCAACTCAAAAGATATTACAGTAATATGGGGAGGGATGCCAAGTTCACAATACGGAGCTAAATTTATGAAAAAAGAAGGTAAGGGACTTTTTACTAATAAAAATGTTATATATAGTAATTACGAAAATTCTCTTAGCACATTAAAAGGTATCCTTAAAAATAATGGTGTTAAAGATTTTAGAATTAAATCTGTTAGTGGATTCTCAAGAGGAGGAATCAATGTGTGGGGAGAACTTAAAGGTGGATATGACTTTGTGGGGTTAATTGACCCATCAACACCAACACTATATAAAAGTTTACCTAACAACGCTAAAATGATATCTAGATGGGAAAATTGGGGTTGTTGTCCGTCGTATAGAGCTTATCTTAAACAAATGGAAAAAAGCGGATTATCAAAAAGAATTGAAGCATCATATTATAACCATTTAGAAATGCCAAAAATATTTTTTCAAAAATATTCTAGTTCAATGTAACTCTTTATTCAAAATTGACTTCCTCTATATTTATTTTATATGGCAGACGGAATTACTTATGGTATAAATTTTCCCTTTAGACAAAGTGAAAAAGGTTTTTATTTGTCTATTTCTGAAGAATCTTCAGAAGAGATAAGAAGTAACCTATTACATTTAATATTAACAAAAAAAGGGACTAGATATTATTTACCTGATTTTGGTACAAGAATCTATGAATTTATTTTTGAACCATTAGATGGTGAGACGTTCGATAGTATTAGATCCGACATTGAGCAACAGGTTGCAAAATACATACCTAACCTAACTATAAATAATATCACCATTGAACCATATTTAGAAAGCGATGAGGCTCCCGGTGATTTAAATTATGAACTTTTAGGTCAGGCTAGTATATATAGAATACCCGGACAAAACACTGGTGAATACACCGCTAAACTTAAAATAGACTACACTGACGAAGCTAAGGCTTTTGGAAGTCGAGAGTTCGTTATAATTAATTTATAAAATGGCAAATAATAGGATAAACTATACGGAGAGAGATTTTGAGGGGTTAAGACAAGACCTTATTAATTACACAAAACAGTATTATCCGGAACTGATACAGAATTTTAATGACGCATCAGTTTATTCTGTATTAATGGATTTAAATGCGGCAATTGCTGACAACTTACATTTCCACATAGATAGGAGTATACAAGAAACTGTATTACAAT